ATTCCATTAAAGTGTTTGTTGATTCAATGTCAGCACAATACTTAATGGGAGCTACTTTAGATTATAAGGATGAAAAATTTAATTCACAATTTATTATAACCAATCCAGAAGTTAAATCAACCTGTGGTTGTGGTTCGTCAGTAGCATTTTAATATATAGAGAGAAGAATGACTAAGAAAATAGAATCAAGGATGACCGATGAACGGACATATTTTAAACCTTTTAATTATGCTTGGGCTTACGATGCATGGCTTAAGCATGAGCAATCTCACTGGTTGCATACTGAAGTACCAATGCTTGAGGATGTTAAGGATTGGAAGAAGAAACTTACAAAAGAAGAGAAACAATTTCTCACTCACATTTTTAGGTTCTTCACCCAAGGAGATATTGACGTTGCTGGCGGTTATGTTAATAATTATCTGCCTTATTTCCCTCAACCCGAAATACGAATGATGTTATTAGGCTTTGCTGCTCGTGAAGCCTTACATATTGCAGCTTACTCTCATTTGATTGAAACTCTTGGTTTACCGGATACTACATACAATGAATTTATGGAGTATGCTGAGATGAAGGAGAAACATGATTATGTTTTAAATATCTCTGGCCAAAATACAACCAAAGAAAATACAGCAACACATATTGCCGTGTTCTCTGCTTTTACCGAAGGTATGCAGTTATTCTCATCATTCATTATGTTGTTAAACTTCCCACGCCACGGTAAGATGAAAGGTATGGGTCAGATTGTTACTTGGTCTATTGTTGATGAAACCCAACATACCGAGAATATGATCAAATTGTTCCGTACATACATAGAAGAGAATCGTGAGATTTGGAATGATGAACTAAAAGGTAGATTATATACTATTGCTGAACGCATGGTAGAATTAGAAGATAAATTTATTGATTTGGCATTCGCAATGGGTGCCATGGAAGATTTATCATCTGAAGATGTTAAGAAGTATATTCGTTATATTGCTGACCGCAGATTAATTTCTTTAGGACTCAAAGGCCAGTTTAAAGTGAAAAAGAATCCACTACCATGGGTAGAAGAAATGATTAACGCACCAACACATACAAACTTCTTTGAGAACAGAGCAACCGATTATGCTAAAGGTTCTTTATCTGGAGATTGGGGTGATGTTTGGGCTCATTAAGGAATTAAAATGAAAAAATTACTATTAACATTTTTAATCGTTGGTGCGGGAATGGGATCTTGTGCTGTTCAAGCAAACCCAATTGACGATAAGTGTCCACAATTTGCTTTGCGTGGTGCACCAATTAGTTCTGTACCAGATAACCAAGTTTATTACCTCTGTAAACAGAATTATGCAATACAATACAATTCTAATACTAAAACAGCAGTATATGTTTTGGAACATATTACATTGGATTCAATTTCGGGACCAGCAAAACGCAAAGATGATTTTAGGCCTGATCCGGCTATCAAGGCAGAACACTCTGCACAATTAAGTGATTATGCTGGTCAACCATATGATCGTGGTCACCTAGCGCCAGCGGGAGATAATACACAAAATGATATTATTATGTCGGAGTCATTTTTCTTATCGAATATGGTACCACAAGTTCCAAATAACAATCGTGGAATTTGGAAACAATTAGAAACTAAAGTTCGCAATTATGTTTCTGAAGGAAATGAATTGTATGTTGTATCCGGTCCAATATATGATGCAGGATTTCAATCTATTGGTAAAAATGTAGGTATTCCCACAAGATTATATAAAGTTGTTGTTGATAGAAAAAATCAAAAAGCTTCAGCATACATTTTCCCTAATACTGCACTACCTGTAGCTGATATGGAAAAATACAAAGTATCAATTAAAGATGTTGAGGTTGCTTCAAAGATTAATTTTCATCCACAACTTCCATCTAATTTCATATTCATAGAACAAAAGAAAGATTGGTAATATGACAGACAAAGCACTATCAGGCGATTGCCTCAGTTGTGAATCACAATACACAGTTCAGTTTACAGAAGAATTGGTTTCACAAGAACTACCTGAACATTGTCCATTCTGTGGCGAAATCATTGAAGAATTATCCGAGTCCTATATAGAGGATGAAGATGATTTGGATAATGAGGCATGGGAATAAACTGGACATATAATAATACAGATTTTACGGAAGACTTGATTGGTAATAATTACGGGTTCGTGTATCAGATAACTAATCTGACGAATGGTAGAAAATATATTGGGAAGAAATTCTTTTACTCTTCCAAAACCAAACAAGTCAAAGGTAAAAAGAAACGGTATAAAGCATCGAGTGATTGGCAAACTTACTATGGAAGTAGTGCCGAACTAACTACAGATGTGTTATCATTAGGTCATGACAAATTCACCCGTGAAATTTTACATCTTTGCCAGTCCAAAGGCGAATGTAGTTATGTTGAAGCAAAAGAACAATTCATCCGTGGTGTTATGGAAACAGATGAATACTACAACAGTTGGATTATGGTAAGAGTGAGAAAATCACATCTCAAGGAATACAATGTTAGACTATCTCAAAAAACTCAAGGATGATCCTGAAGGACCATTTGATGCAATCTTTTTTCTACCAGGTGAAAAAGATGATGAAGTTCATATCGAAGCTTCAATGTTTAAAAATCCTGGTGAAAAATTAGGCGGTAACACAATGGGTGATTCATATCAAGTGGTATTATTCAAAGATGATACCGAAAATGATAAGTTATATGATGTTGACCGCTTTGAGGCAATCTTCTTGGATCCATATGAATACATCTCCAATTTGATACCACAAAATTGGTTTGGTATATTTGTAAAAAAGACTACCACTTCCGAAGCCTTTCTCCAACGAATATTTGACAAATTACAGGAAGTGTGATACAATAGCCCCTTATTGAAACTATTGAAAGTTTGTTATGATTCTCGTTGACCTAAACCAAGTATTACTTGCCGGACTTATGGCACAAATTGCCAACCATAAAGGCAAACTAGATGAGAGTCTGGTTCGCCATATGATTCTGAATATTATCCGAAACCATGTTAAGAATTTTAAAGCAGAATATGGTGAAGTGGTATTATGTTGTGATAACCGTAAATACTGGCGTAAAGAGTATTTCCCATTCTATAAAGCAGGTCGTAAGAAAAGTCGTGAAAAGTCTAACTTAGATTGGCACATGATTTTTGAAATGCTTGCCAAATTCAAAGTGGAACTCAAAGAAAACTTCCCATATAAAGTAATTGATGTTGATGGTGCCGAGGCCGATGATATTATTGGTACTTTAGCTCCAAGACAGGCTGCACACGAAAAAGTATTGATACTATCGAGTGATGGTGATTTCCTACAGTTACAGAACTATGCCAATGTGAAACAATACAATCCATCACAGAAGAAATATGTGGTATCAAAGGAACCAATCTTAGAACTCAAGGAGAAGATTATCCGTGGAGATAAGGGTGACGGCATACCTAATGTACTTTCTTCTTCCGACTGTTTTGTCCGTGATCTCCGCCAGACACCTATCACACAGAAGGTGTTAGATAAATTGATGAGGGAAAGTCATTTAGAACAAACTGAAACCATCAAGGCCAACTTTATTCGTAATTCCACACTAATCGACCTTTCTTTTACTCCACAAGAGATAAAAGAAAAGATTATAAATACCTATGAAGAAACAAAGCCTGCTAAAGGTAAATTGTTGAATTATTTTATTGAACATAAACTGAAAAACTTAATGGAAGTGATAGAGGAATTCTAATGAAAAACATTTATGAAGTATTTGATGAATTTGAAGAGGCTGATGGTAAAAAAGCCAAAATGGCAGTAATTGAGAAGAACCTTTCTCAGACATTGGTGCAAGTATTGGAGTTGGCATTTCATCCAACACACGAATGGTTGATAGATGATATTCCTACGGAATATAAAATTCCACATACTCTTCCCGGCATTTCACCGTGCCAATTGTCAACAGAGATTCGTAAGTTGTATTTGTTCAAAAAAGGACATCCATCCGCTGAACAATTGACACAAGAAAAGAGAAAACAATTATTATTGCAGTTGATTGAATCAATAGAGCCCCGTGAAGCCGAAGTTGTTGGTGGTATTCTAAGAAAAGATTTAGGTGTTAAAGGTTTAACTTACAAATTTGTTAAAGAGGCATTCCCCGATCTTATACCATGATAAGTCGAAGAGATAGAATAATAATTACTTGTGGTACTTTTGACCCATTATCTAATCAAGAGTTAAACTTCTTGAAAAGATGTAGGTCGAAAGGTGATTGGCTTATCGTTGGTGTTCATTCAGACTGGTGGATGGCTTGGTCTGAAGGTGGTTATGTACAAGATTATCCTGCTCGTAAAAATATCATACAACATTTAAAATGTGTAGATGAAGTGTTTACATTCAATGATTCCGATGGCACCGTCTGCCAATTACTCAAAATCGTAAAAATTTGTTATCCTCATGCCGATATTACCTATATTTCGGAAGAGGATATGCATAATATGCCTGAAACTAAGATTAGAGGCATAACCTTTGAAACCATGAAATAGGAGATTGAAGTGACAAAGTTTGTAGGTAAGTTCCGTAAGAACCAAGATTATAATGAAGATTACATTTACATGCCAAAACGAAAACATCGTAATGAGCATTCCGAAATTAAGAAATTGAAGAATAGGAATGTAGAGGAGTTACTAAGTGACCTTGAAGATACAAGTTTACCAGAAAAAACTCAGCAACATAGATAATTTTGGCATAAGTAGGTATGTCCGTTTTTGATATAAGGTATTGGTAATAGTGTTGTATCCTAGCAACAAAGCACTTGACACCAGCTTGTAATTATGAGATAATGGTTCTTCAGTCACGGAGAACTCATTATTATGATATATGGTTATATTCCAAAAAGTAAACCCAAGAAATTAACTAAAGCTCAACAAGAGCAAAAAGATCAATGGTTAAGGTCTATCAATTCAATGTCTACCAATTTCAGTAGAAATAAATCCACGAAGTTTTCCAAAATAACTCCAATGTTTTCCATTCCTGCAGGCCGAGAAACTCCTCGTCTTGCGTCCTTAGATACTGGTTTTATCGCTTGTACTAAGAAATTCGGAAATTCTTACACAGGAGCAAAGATTAAAGGTATTGGTACGATGCACAAATCAAATGCTGTGCCAATTTTTACAGATAATGAAGCAAAAGAGATTGCGAGTATGAGAAGATGACGATTAGTAATTTGGATTGGGAAGAATATGAACATTATCTCAAAGCTCTATCAGAGTCAGAACTCGAAATTGAGTTGGAATGGTTAAAATCAGTCGGAATTGCAAAGCAAAGAGGCAGTACAGTCGCTTCCGAGCAAAATGACACACTACAGTAAGGTAATTATGTTAGCACAACACGAAGAAACACAAATTTTGCAAGGAATTGACAATATTATGTTCAACTTGCGTCATGTACCAACAGAAGATGTTGCGTATTTTTTAGTAAAGTTCGATCCGAAGCTTGCCGACAAGTTGGC